TGCCTGCATTATATCAGCACTTCGCACAAATGTCAATACCCTCAGCGTCACAAAATCCTCACAATCCCCTCATAAAATACCACCAACCCCTCATAAATACGCTTAACCCCTTGACATAAACCCCAGATCATCTTAGAGTATTCCCATACACATCAGGAGCACAGTATGTCAGTTGCGTATCAACAAGCACAGAAGGTTCGTTATCGCATCACTCTAGATGTTCAAGCGTTTCCTGATTTTGATCCACACCAGATTGATTGGGAAAAGTTATTCAAACTGGAACCTGCAGAGAGATGTGATGCCTATGTAGAAGATCTAAGTTCTCCTGATCATTGGTAATCTATGTGTCCCATATGTTGACTTATGTGGGACACACGGAGTGGAGTTTGTATATAAAATCCAAGAGAAGATTGAGGATGGTTTAATTAACATAGAATAAGCATCAGTTCTTGATACGATGTGCCAATAGTTTTAGTGTCACAATAAATGAGCACAGGGATCTGAATCGTGTATATTAAAAGGGTCGAGATCACCACCACCCAATGCGTAAGATCGAATCCCTGATGAATGAAGCAGTGATTGAAGCACTGAACTGGAAATCAGGCAACACTGAGGTTAAAACAGACAACGCAAACATGTCTCGTGTTTTCCTTCACGGCAACCACATTGCAACCATTGGTGACAACTTCATTCAGTTGTTTGATGGAGGTTGGCGTACAGCAACCACCAAATCACGTCTGAATTCTTTACTCTTTGCTCACGGTGCTGATGATCACCTTTTCCAGAAGAAAGGTGAGTGGTTTGTGTCATCTAACGGCAGCACAGTTAAGTTCATCAATGGTATGATCTTAGAGTGATTCCTGATACCTTGTGACAGTGAGGGAACTGTCCACAAAGTTCCCCACTGCACTCCAGATCGGTTATATTAGGTTCATCGGGGGGAGGAAACGAACCCTGATCACCAACACAAACTCACCGACAATGACCAAACAACAAGCACTCTACATCTTCCGCAATGTGCATCAAGGCGTTGTGCGCGGTGATGTAACTTATACCCGTGAGAATTGGAATAACTTTACTGATTATCTGTGTAAGAATGGTAAGATCAGTGACAAACAATATAACACTTGGTCCAACCCTTTCTGATCCTTAAGTAACACTAACTTCACTCCAATGACTGTTACTCAATTCGCAACACTGTCTACCATTGATCTTGCAATCGCTGAGGTTCAAGGTAAAGTTAAGGTGACACGGTTAGCAACAGTGAAACCCCGTAAGTCTGATTTGATTATGACACAAACAAAGGGGAATCGTTGTAGAACTAACCGTAGCAGTGGCACTAACTTTGTGACACAAGTTCGCTGAGTTAGTAACACAAACAGTCCTGGGTTATGACTCTAAACTAACACCACAACAGTTCTCTATTCTTTTCTTCTTCATTATGTCCAAGTCCGTGATGCTTTCTCTGCTTGCTCAAGGTAACACTGGTGATGAACTTCTGTCCATTCTGGATGTCATCGTGAGTGAAGAGATTGCAGAGGTAAGTAACAACGAACCTACTGCAGATAGCATTGAGTTCTGATCACTGAGAACACGGGGAGTTAGGTATTCTTTCTCCCCGTCCTCAGTTATATCATCAAAAAGATCTGTGAGTGATTATAATTAAACAGTGGTGATTGATTCTTTATTCGTGTAATCGCACTTATTCGTTATTGTTATTCGCAGTTAATTTATTTTATTGTTTATTGTTTATAAAAATCGTTAACTACCCTAACCTACAGAGGTGACAAATCGACCTCTAAATATCAATCTAATAAAAATTTTCCGGAGGTAAAAAATGGGTGTCAAATGGATTCATAAAGGTGGCAAAGTCGCCCAGATAAAAGAACATTAAAGAAAGGCGGAAAACGTTGAGGAGAAAAAGTCCATATTGGAACTTTTGGAAGGTTGTATTAGCAGGATGGATGATACGCTATCCCCGACCTTTTTTTGTTGCACTAGGATTTTGTATTGTTGTGATATATAATGCAGTAACGAAATAAAATTGAAATAAAAAATTCCGGAGATATTTTTTGTATGGAAAAAGTATATCACATATATGCAAAGGACAAGTGTATATTTCATTCGATTAAAGAAGAAGAATTTTTGACAACTTGGAATACACTCAATAATATGATTGGTTTAATGAAAACTGACTATAATGTTGAGGATTTGTCATATGAGGAATTATGTGTAAGTAAAGAGACTATTCTAAACTCATCTCATTGACACCGAAGGTAAGGAAATGCATTCGCATTGACAAACCATATATACACTGTTAAAATTGATCTTGAAGGTTTATTTTTCTTATGGCAAAAGGATTCACTGTTAAAGCAACTGCACCCAAACCCAAAGAACAAGAATGGGATATTGATTCAATTAAGGAAAGAATGCGAGGAAAGAGTATTGTATTCTGTCTTCCTGGTCGTGGGTGTTCTTTTATTTTTCTGAAGAACTTTGTACAACTATGCTTTGATATGGTACAGAATGGTATGAGTATTCAGATTTCACAAGATTATAGCTCGATGGTTAACTTTGCACGTTGTAAAGTACTTGGAGCAAATGTACTTCGTGGACCAAAGCAAATTCCTTGGGATGGTAAACTACAGTATGATTATCAACTGTGGATTGACTCGGATATCGTCTTTGATACAAATAAGTTCTGGCAGCTCTGTGATCTTGCACTGAATGAAGAAGGTGAGGAGAAGGAAATCGTTGCAGGATGGTATGCAACAGAAGATGGACACACAACCTCTGTCGCACACTGGTTGGAGGAAGATGATTTCCGTAAAAATGGTGGAGTTATGAATCACGAAACTGTGGAATCAATCAGCAAGCGTCGTAAGCCATTCACTGTAGATTACACAGGTTTTGGATGGGTTCTGATTAAGAAAGGAGTATTTGAGAATCTTGAGTATCCTTGGTTTGCTCCAAAGATGCAAGTCTTTGATTCTGGTAAAGTTCAGGATATGTGTGGAGAGGATGTATCATTCTGTCTTGATGCAAAAGAGGCAGGTTTTGAAGTTTGGTGTGATCCTCGTATTCGTGTGGGACATGAAAAAACTCGCGTGATCTAATGGAAAAAAAGTATAATCTTTTATACAACGGACGTAAACTTTATATGAACCTCAGTGCAGAAGAGTGTACTGAGGTTCTTCAAGACCTTTCAGAAAGTTATTTTTCTGAAAATAATATTGATCCTAATTTAATTGAACTGGAGGAAATCTAATGGCAAAAGGTGGAAGTAGCAAAACTGTATTTGAACCTGGAGCACCGAAGAAAACACGTCAGGGACGTTCTGCTCGTACATTGTTGAGTGCAACGTCTCGTAATGGCCGCAAAAAGAAGTATCGTGGACAAGGTAAATAGATTTAACACAGCATGTAGCAATACATGCTTTTTTATTAGGTTCTTATGTCATATCTAAATCACAATCTTCCAACAATTACTTGTTACATTCGTAATGAATTTCTTTTCAATCATAAAAAAGGTCACGGAGAGGTAACTTTATGTGATGTACACTCTGTAGCGTCCTTAGAGAAGCACGTACCGCTCTTTGAAGCGTTTTTGGAGAATGGTGTCAACTGGACACGTAGACCTATTCATGCATTCTGTTGGAAACCTGATGCACCAGTTCCAGACCTAGAAGAGTGTATGTGGTGGGATTGCTTTTCTCCTTATATTGATGTTCAAGTACGTTCAAGATTGGCCAACTTACGTGCGGAACTGATTAACTATCGCGGAGAAAAGAATGAAGGAACCTACTTATTCACTCTTGATTGGTCTTGGGAATCAAAATCTACTCTGAATACCAATTTCAGTGAGACTCCTGAGCATAAATGTGCTCATTTTTTCAAGATGGACAATGGAAACTTCTATGCATATCCAAATAATAAAATCTTATGGTATGACGATGCTTGGACAAGGAATAGAATTACCAAAAATCCAGGATATGAGATTGATATGACCGAATATTCCGTCGAAAATCGTCGAAAAATTGAAACTTCTGATGATTTTATGTACGAAATTACAAATATTCGGGATAGCAACCCCGTAAAAAGTTCTGATTTTCAATAATCAGGAGCAAAAATGGACAAAAAAATGCTTAGAGAAATTGCAAATGACGATTTAACCCCCAAAAAACACGATTTTTATCACCAAAATGAAATTCATGAAAAAATTCGCAATGATGAAGATTATGATGACTGGGAATATGGAACAGAACCTCTTTATGAATACAAAAAACAGTAATAAATAAGGTATATTATTAAAATTACCAGTCTCTTTATGCCTTCTGAAAGGATAAGCAAAGAATTCAAAGATATTAGTTTATCCTTTCAGGTTAATCCCCTGAATTATGATTTAATTGCGATTAAAAATGAGACTGCAATTGCTCGTTCAATTCGAAATCTCGTCTTAACTCAACCTGGAGAGAGATTTTTTAATCAAAATCTAGGTTCTAAAGTAAATAGATCACTATTTGATAATATTGATGAAATAAGTGCTTCTATTATCAAAGATGAAATTGAAAACACTATCAAAAATTATGAACCAAGAGTGAGTTTAATTGATGTAGTAGTTACACCAAATTTTGATGATTATGAATTCAGTGTAACAGTAAGTTATTACATAGTTGGTGTTGATGTATTACCTCAGCAGTTATCATTTGCATTACAACCAACACGATAAATGTCACTAGTTAATTTTACAAATCTAGACTTCGATCAAATAAAAACTTCGATACGAGATTATCTCAGATCGAATTCAAATTTTACTGACTACGATTTTGAAGGATCTAATCTATCAGTAATTATTGATGTCCTTGCATATAATACATATATTTCCTCATATAATGCTAATATGGTTAGCAATGAGGTTTTTCTTGATAGTGCAACACTAAGAGAAAATGTTGTTTCTATTGCAAGAAGTATTGGATATACTCCAAGGTCAAGAACTGCATCAAAGGCAAATATTTCATTTTTTGTAGACACTACAACATCATTTTCTCCACAAAAAGCACTTACATTAACTCTGAAAAAAGGTATTGTAGCAACTTCCGCCGGTTCTTTTGGAGTTGAAAATTATGTATATTCGATTTCGGACGACATTACCGTTCCTGTTGTAAATGGAATTGCAGATTTTACAGATGTAAACATCTATGAAGGCACTTACATAACAAATACATTCACAGTAGACTCTTTAAATCCAAATCAGAAGTATATTTTAGATAATGCAAATATAGACAGTTCATTAATTAGAGTTGAAGTTCGTGATGGATCTTTAGGCCCACGTAAAAGGTACATTCAAGCAAATAATATTCTAGATATAAATTCAGAATCAAGAATATTTTTTATTCAAGAGATAGAAGATCAGAGATACGAATTAATCTTTGGTGATGGCATTTTTGGTAAAAAGTTAACGAATGAAAATATCGTCGATGCATCATATATCATTACAAGTGGTGAGGTTGCAAATGGAGTTGGAGCCTTTTTGTTTAATGGAACAGTAGTTGATAATTATGGATTTGATATCACGAATGGAATATCGCTTTTAACAACCAATACTGCTGCAAGTGGTGGTAGAGAAATTGAGTCTGTTGATTCTATTAAAAAGTATTCAACTAGAATATATGCTGCACAAAATAGAGCAGTAACTCCTGCAGACTACGAAGCAATTATCCCCCAAATATATCCAGAAGCAGAATCAGTTTCTGTTTTTGGTGGCGAAGATTTAGACCCACCACAATATGGAAAAGTTTTTATTACAATCAAACCAGAGGGTGGTTTTTTTGTTTCGAATGGAGTGAAAGATAATATAAGAAGTGCGCTTAAAAAATATTCTGTTGCAGGAATTGTTCCAGAAATATTAGATCTAAAATATCTTTCTATTGAGATTGATAGTTCAATCTACTATAACAATAACAGTGCTCCATCTGCAGACTATGTTTCAAGTGTTGTATATAACAACATACAAAAGTATGCAAACTCTTCAGAATTAAACAAATACGGGTCAAGATTTAAGTATAGTAAGTTTTTAGGGATAATTGATAAT